GTTAGTTGTATAGTAATGTCCCCCGCCGATTTAAAAGTGGCCTTAATAGATGTAGAGCCTGTGGCTATTATTAGATCACTCATCCCCCCCTTTATAAAAAACACGGGGGTACTTGTTATATATATGTGTGCCATATAATTTTTATGAGTAGGTATGGAATGATAGGGTGCTGGGTGGTGTTGGAAAAGGAAGTCGAGCAACTGCGTTGCTCGGATTGTATATATAAAATATTGACACTATATATAATCCATGATACAAAGGTCTACCAACCGGCACAGGGGCAAAAGCGATATATAATACATGACACACATGTTTCATTCCCGACAAACTAGTCACTGACAAAACAACTAAGTGGAGATAAGAGTTATGGCTACTAATACTGGATTCTGGGAAGATGATGCTGGTGCGACCAGTACATACTCCTTAATAAGTGGACGATCCCCTAATAGATATCACTTAATGCGTATTCTTCGTAAGAAGAACATGCGTGAAGTAGGTGAGATTCTGTTTACAGCATTGGCAGAGAATACACCTTCTGATACTGCTAGTGTGATTGAAAGTCGCATTACCCATGTTCCTGCTCCTGGAGGAACTAACAATCTTGGCGGTGTTGCTACTATTACTGCACAAGAGAAGATGGGTGCAACTCTTGATAGTACTCTTACTGAAACAGCTAAGACGGCTCGTGCTGCTAATGCTGCTGACGTAACAACTCTTAATGCTGAGTTGATCCCTAGTGGTAATACGGCGTTACGTGCGCCATCTGTTACTGGTACTATTACTTATCCTACTGATGCTTCTGGCAATGGTGGTGGTGGTAAACAAGCTGCGGGGAGATAGTAATGACTATAAGTAGAGATATGGATGGCCGTCCTATTCGTCCAAAGGGAATACAACAATCAGATATCCCTGCATACGAAGGTTTCGGTAGTGAGTTAGATGATGACTTCTTAGATACATTAGATGCTCAAGGAAGAGTAACTACTATAGATGAGAATGATAATCCTATTATTGCACCTCCACAACAAGTACCGTTTTCATCAGGACCATTTGATCCAGAGTCTAGTAACTTTGAGTTAAGGCCACAAGTAATACAAACATCTATTCCTCCTAATGTTAATGCCTTTAATCCTCCTCCAGCACCACGGAGGCCTACTCCTCCTCCTGTTCCTGTATCTAGAGCACAACAACGTGGTGAGAAAGATTTAACACAAGCAATGCAAGCTAGTAAGATGCGTTCGACTTTTGATGATATAGAGTCTACTGGCATCCCTGGAGCACAACCCCCTGACTTACCTGTTAGTGATCCTAGTGATGGTGGCTTGTTAGCTATTATAAAACGAATGTTACAACAGACGAACACATTGAGACAGTAACATGTTACCACAAGGAACAGAGCCTTTAGTTCTTGCTGACGGAACAAAAATAAATCCTATAGATGGTCTAGTATTATCTGAAGAGATACTTGTAGAGGTTCCAAATACAGAAGAACTTAAACGTGAGATCGTCGCTTCTCGAAAGAGGATCGGCGATCTTCCGGTTCCTCCTAATCAGATGAATACTATTAGTGTAATCATCTCATACACACTATTCGGTATTAGTAATAGAGACATTTCTAATACCCTTTTGATCCCTTTAGAACAAGTAGAAGTTATTAAGAAGTCTGATGCGTATAATACATTACAGCAAAGTTTTGTTAAAGCTATCCTCGAAACTGATCTGTCAGATGTACGTAGTATGTTCGCTGACAAGTCTCGTAATGCCGCTACTACTGTTGTCGGGTTACTCAATAGTGATAACGAAACTACGCAGCTTAGTGCCGCGAAAGATATCTTAGATCGTGCAGGACACCGCCCTGTTGATGTGATAGAACATCGACACAAGATGGAAGGTGGACTTACGATTGAGTATGTAGAAAAGAAAGATGATATACCTACTATAGATATAACACCAGATAAGGAATTTTAATATGGCTATAGTTACAGAAGTAAGTGGTAATGGTGGTGGCGCTACAGGTAGTGGACCAGAGAATGAATATTCGCGTCCAAGTGTGGTTGCCTCTGCTTTGGTAGGAACAACAGTACCAGAATATGTAGGACAAATTGGCACTGACACTACAGCAGATCAAAATTACATTGCACAACGTGCTGATATTACAAGTGTCGCTGCATTAACTCATGCTGATTGGGCAAGAATTTAAGGAGAATAACTATGCCATACGGAAAAGGTACTTACGGTAAGCAAGTTGGAAGACCTCCTGTCACTAATACTATAAAAAAATCTTCTCCATTAAAAGATGTACTAGTAAAAAGAGAAGCAAAGAAGCAGCCAAACTTGACTAGGAAGTCAATGTAATGTCTTTGATGTCTGAGTTACAAAAAAGAGAGCGCAAAAAATCAAGTAAAAAGTCGAGTGCTGCTTGGACACGTAGTGAAGGAAAAGACCCAGCAGGAGGACTAAACAAAAAAGGTGTAGCTAGTTATAGAAAAGATAATCCTGGTAGTAAACTAAAGATGGCAGTAACTACTCCACCAAGTAAACTTAAGTCTGGATCTAAAGCAGCAGCAAGACGCTCATCATTTTGTGCTAGGATGTCTGGAATGAGAAAAAGACAAAAGCCAAGTAATAATACAGGTGATGATAGGTTATCTAAATCATTACGTAAATGGAACTGTTAAGTGGCTACATTCAAATTACAACATGATAGCTTACAAGATAAATTCTTGCGGTCTACCGCAAAGATACAAATATTTGGTGGAGGATTTGCTAATGGCAAGACATCGGGTATGTGTATCAAAGCAATACAAATCGGGAAAGATTATCCTGGTGCTAATATTCTTATGGCTCGTAGCACTTATCCTAAGCTTAACGACACATTAAGAAAAGAGTTCTTGAAGTGGATACCGACAGATTGGATAGAATCGTTTCCTAAGAGTGCCAATGCCTCTAACACCTGTACGCTAAAGAATGGGACGACTTATAATTTTCGTTACATTGCACAGCAAGGGAAACTAGGAAATGAAGCAACTACCTCCAATCTACTATCAGCTACATATGATGCTATCTTCATTGACCAAATGGAAGACCCTGAGATTGTGCATAAAGACTTCCTTGATCTTCTTGGCCGTTTGCGGGGTAGTACTCCTTACATTGGTAATGATCGTGGAATGCCTCAAAGCGGCCCACGTTATCTGGTACTTACTACGAATCCAACTCGGAATTGGGTATACAGAAAGTTAGTTAAACCATTACATGACTTACGAGACCGTGATCCAGAAACTAATTCTCGTAAGATGCCTGTTGTTAATCCTGACTTGCTTTGTGAGACAGATGATAATGGTAAGATAATTATTGATCCTGATACAAAGTTTCCTATTCCTATCATTGATTTGTTTGAAGGCAGTACGTATGAGAACAAAGATAACCTAGAACCTGACTTTATTAAGACACTTGAGTCATCTTATAAAGGTCAGATGCGTTCTCGCTTCCTTATGGGACAGTGGGCTTCTTATGAAGGACTTGTATATCCTGCATTCAATGAGTCAGTACATGTCATGTCTCACTCATCTATTGAGCAGTACTATAAAAGGTTAAGTCTTAAAGTTTCACAGTTAACTATCATAGAAGGATATGACTATGGACTTGCCGTTCCTTTTTGTTACCTCTATGGTTTCTGTGATAACCTTGGTAATGTATTTCTTATGGATGGTGAGTACCGAAAAGAGTGGTCCGTTAATGATCACATTACGGCTATTAAGTCTATTCGTAATACTTATAATGCTGATGCTTCTAACATGATCCTAGCTGACCCTGACATCTTTCGGCGTAAGGCTGCTGGCAAGAAGTTAGTTGGTAAAGCTGTTAGTGACATGTTCATGGAAGAAGGCATCATGTGCATACGAGGAAACAATGACATTACTAATGGTATCGTCAAAGTGAATCAATATCTTATTCCTCAAGTGAATCATCAGAATCCTATCACTGGTGAATATGGTATGCCCTTTATATATGTCAGTGATAAACTTGAATGGTGGATCAATGAGATTAGTGATTACTATTGGATGAAGAATCCGATGGGAGAGCAACTTGACAAGCCAATAGACAAAGATGATCATGCTATGGACACTACTAAGTATATGTTGTCGAATCGTCCTAATATATCAGTAATGATTAAGCAAGCTGATCCTAAGACAGTCGGTTGGCAGCAATGGGGTGAACGTGACGTTGCAGATATAAAGAGAGACATACGACATGGCTAATGCACAACTGTTACAAGCTATCATCAGAAAGTTAACTGGAGGAGCAAAGAAGAGTGTTGATCCTGATACAGCACAATTCGGACCACTAAATAGTCCTAATGCTCCGCGAACCCTTCCAGGTAATAGAGCTAACACTAATCATCCTGACTTTGATCCTGGAGACTTTGAAGGTAGTCCTACACAACCACTAAATCCTGAAGATCGTGTAGGAGGGTTTAACAATGCTGAACCAGCACAACCACTTCATCCACAACGGTTAAGTGAATTAGATAATGCACCAAGTCGTGCTGATAATCCTTTTAGTCCTAATGCCGGAACGGAAAGCGATGTAAAATTGAACATGTTATCCAGTACTATAGAAGATCAAGCAAAGAAGTCTGGAGTGCAAAGTGTAGACAAGAACTTAATTAAACTAATGGAAGAAGCACAACCAGGAGCAGGTAGAGAACTAATGCAACGACTTCACATGAGAGAGTTTAATCCTTTACAAGATTCAGATGAGATACCTTTCTAATGGCTAATGCAC